ATGCAAGACAACATCCTCATGCCAAAGTACCGCAAGAACAAAAAGCCCGTCAAGGTACGCAAGCCATCCCGGCCAATCGACGGCATCAATCACCGACTGCTGCGCGAGCAGGCAGCCGCAGCTGCAGCCGAACCTCAAGCGCCCGAAGTCGTAGAAACCTCAGTTCCTGAAGACAGCGAAGCCCCGACCCGCATTGAGTTGGTCGAGAAGGCCAAAGAACTCGGCTTGACATTCACCAAGCGCACCAGCGATGAAAAGCTGCTGGCCATGATCACCGAAGCACTCAGCAAACAGGAGGCCTGATATGGGTTACAGCAAGCGCCAATTCGTTGCGGCAGCCTTTGAAGAGATCGGCCTTGCGTCCTATGTCTTCGACCTGCAACCCGAGCAACTTCAATCCGCCATGCGTCGCATAGATGCCATGATGGCCGACTGGAACGGCAAAGGCATCCGCTTGGGCTACCCACTGCCAGGCAGCCCACAAGACAGCGATTTGGACGAGCCGACGCTGGTGCCTGACTGGGCGAATGAGGCGATCATCATGAATGGCGCTGTTCGCATTGCACCTGGCTATGGCAAGGTGGTGATGCCTGAAACCAAGGCCGTGGCCAAGGACAGCTACAACACACTGCTGCAGCGTGCCGCCATGCCGCCAGAGCAACAGCTCCCGGCCACCATGCCTGCTGGCGCTGGCAACAAGCCATGGCGCGTCTACGACAACCCGTTCATCCGTCCACCCGTCAACCCTGTCGACGTTGGCCCAGACGGCCCTCTCCAGTTCAATTAAGGATTCACCATGGCTTACATCAACCAACTGCCTCTGCTTGCATTTCCCTCACCAGGCGACCAGATTCCCGTTTACACCCCGAACAACGGCGATGCACGACGCCTTCCCATCGGTGCGCTGCTGCAGTATTTCCAGCAAACCTTTGCGGCCCCATCGCTGGCCACCAGCATCGCAACGCCTGGCACCGGCTTCAACATCACCGTGCCTACCCCGGTCAGCCAGCAGCAGTGGATGCTGCTTCAGCCTGCCGGAACCTTGGCCGCTGGCACGATTACCTTGCCGCTGAACACCCAGACGCCTGACGGCACCGAGGTACTTGTCACGACTACGCAGATCATCACTTCATTTACGCTGGCCCTGAACGGCGCATCTGCGACAAATGGTGCGCCGACCACACTGGCGGCAAACGCGTCCTTCCGCATGCGCTTTGTGCAGTCGCTCAACAGCTGGTACAGAATCGCTTAACCATGGCCACCAAAGACTCAAGACTGGCACGCGCAGGCGTCGATGGCTACAACAAGCCCAAGCGCACGCCTTCGCACCCAACCAAGTCCCACGTCGTGGTGGCTAAGGCTGGCGACCAGGTCAAGACGATCCGGTTTGGCCAGCAGGGTGTGTCTGGGTCACCAAAGCGCGAAGGCGAGTCCAAAGCGGACAAGGCCAGGCGCGAATCATTCAAGGCTAGGCACGCTGAGAATATCGCCAAGGGAAAGATGAGCGCGGCATACTGGGCAGATCGCGTTAAGTGGAAATAAGCCATGCAAATTCAAATCCTCAACGGCATTTACACCGACAACGGCCCTGATCTTCGCACAAGCTACCCTGTCAACATGGTGCCCGTGCCAAAGCAGTCCGGCATCAGTGCTGGTTTCCTGCGTCCTGGTGATGGCATCGTGGCCAGCGGCACAGGCCCAGGCATCGACCGTGGCGGCATCAACTGGAACGGCGTCTGCTACCGCGTCATGGGAACCAAGCTGGTGACCGTGGCCAGCAATGGCGCTGTGACAGTGCTTGGTGATGTTGGAGGCCCGATTAACACCTTGGTGACGATGGACTACAGCTTTGACCGTCTGGCCATCGCGTCCGGTGGGCGTCTCTACTACTGGAACAGCGCACTTGGCTTGGTTCAAGTGACCGATCCTGACCTTGGTCTTGTGCTGGATGTTGTCTGGGTGGACGGCTACTTCATGACCAGCGACGGCACCAGCCTGATCGTGACCGAGCTGTCAGATCCGACCCAGGTCAACCCGCTGAAGTATGGCAGCTCAGAAGTCGACCCCGACCCAGTGGTGGCTTTGCTCAAGCTGCGCAACGAGGTTTATGCACTGAACCGAAACACCATCGAGGTTTTCGACAACGTCGGAGGCGAGTTTTTTCCGTTCCAGCGCATTGATGGCGCACAAGTCACGAAGGGCGTCGTTGGCACATTTGCCTGCTGCGTTTACGTGGATACCATTGCTTTTTTGGGTAGCGGACGTAACGAGGCACCAGGCATCTACATCGGCGCAAATGCAACGGCTCAAAAAATCAGCACACAGGAAATCGACGATCTTCTTCTGGATTACACCGAAGAGCAACTTTCTCAGGTAAAGCTGGAGGCACGCAACGACAAAGCCCATGAGCATCTGTACGTGCACCTGCCAGACAAAACGCTGGTTTATGATGCAGCCGCATCGCAAGAGCTGCAGACTCAGGTCTGGTTCACACTGACAACTTCGACCGTTGGGTTCAGCCAGTACCGTGCGAGAAACCTGGTCTGGGCTTACGACAAGTGGCTGGTGGGCGATCCTCAATCTTCGAGCGTTGGCTACCTGGTGGACAACATCGGCACGCATTGGGGCCAGATTGTTCGCTGGGAGTTTGGCACCATCATCGTTTACAACGAAGGCAATGGCGCAATTTTCAACAGGCTGGAGTTGGTAAGCCTCACAGGCCGCGTGGCCTTGGGTGTTGACCCCATCATTACGACGAGCTATTCGGTGGACGGCATGGCGTGGAGCCAAGACCGCGGTGTGCGAGTTGGCACGATTGGAAACACCACAAAGCGCTTGGCATGGTTCCAGCAGGGCCACATGCGCAACTGGCGCATTCAGCGATTCCGTGGAGACAGCCAGGCGCATTTGTCGTTTGCCCGTCTTGAGGCACAACTTGAGCCGCTGGCCTATTGACTATGGCCACACAAAAACTCAACCTCACACGCGATCAGCTTGCCACGTTCCTAAAAAACCACGAGCAGATCAGGCAGTTCGAGCTGCTTTTTCAGATTGCTGATGCAGTCGCACCGTCAAGCGACACGCAGGGAATTAGCATCCAGGCAGGAAATGCAGAAGCCGCAGCCAACGAGGCGCTTGCGCAGATCGTCAGACTGGCGCAAGACTCAGCTATCAACGCAGGAAATGCAGATCAAAAGGCTGTGCAGGCATTGGACACGCTTGGCCGCATTGCCAATGCTCTGGAGATGCTTGCCACTGCACCAGTGATCCAGAACAACAACTCGGTGGTGACGGATTACATCGACCTTCCCGAGATTGGCCCTCACGTTTCGCAGGCTCGACGCGTGCAATGGAACCAGGACGACGGCACGATGGATGTTGGCCTTTATGGCGGCAGCGTGCTGCAGGTTGGCCAGGAGTTGATGTATTACGCCAAGAACACCAGCGGCGCACTAATCGCAAACGGCACGCCTGTGATGTTCACTGGCACCGTTGGCGCATCTGGCAAGCTGACCTTTGGCCTGGCCATCGCTGACGGCTCCGTGCTGGCCGACTATATGATGGGCGTGGCTACTCAGGATATCGCAGACAATTCCTTCGGATATGTGACCAGCTTCGGCTTGGTGCGTGGATTTAACACCACTGGCGCACCGTATGGCGAGGTCTGGGCTGATGGCGACCTGATCTACTTTGACCCGGCAACACCTGGCACCTGGACAAACGTGCAGCCACAGGCCCCGAACATCGATGTGCCTGTGGCCGTTGTGGTGAGCGCTGGCTCAGGCGGCTCTGGCTCGATCTTTGTGCGCATGACCGTGGCTGAGTCCTTGGCCAGGCTGCAGGACGTCTACATCAACGGCGCCGGCACACCAAACGATTTTGACATCCTGCTTTACGATGCAACCCAGTCCCGCTGGGAAAACAAACCCGCATCTGCTGTGCAGGTGCTTGAATGGATGAGCATGTAATGGCCTTTCAAAACATCACCCCAACCAAACTTGGCCAAGCCGCAATCACGACCGGCGTCACAACGCTTTACACCGTCCCGGCCAGCACACGCACGCTGCTCAAGGAGTTCAGCATCTCCAACACCACAGGGGCGGCAATCAATGTGCGCGTGTTCTTGGTGCCTTCGGCAGGATCGGCAGGCACTGGTAATGCGTTTCTGTACGACGTGCCAGTCCCTGCAAACAATGCATTGCAGTACAACGGTATCGAGGTGCTAAACGCAGGCGACACCATTCAAATCCAGGCTGCATCGGCAGGCCTGACCATCATCGCCAGCGGCGCAGAAGCCATTTAAGGAGAAAGACATGGCAGTCACAGCAAAACCCCTCATTGGTTCCAAAGAAATGGAAGCCGCGCAAACAACACAGTACACAGCTGCGAATTGCACGACCATCATTGATAAATTTACAGCCACCAACACAAGCGCCAGCAATGCAGTGATCAGCGTCAACCTGGTCAGCAGCGGCGGAAGTGCAGGCCAGACCAACTTGATCGTGGACAACCGCACAATCGCACCGGACGAGACATACACCTTCCCAGAGCTGGTTGGCCAAGTGCTGGCCTCTGGTGGTTTCATCTCGACCACCGGCACAGCTACTTCACTGACCATCCGCGCATCCGGCCGCGAAATTACTTAAGGAGAACACCATGGAAATGCCAAAGATCATGATGGCTGGCTTCACCGGCCTTCCAGATTCGATGCCGTTCATCACCACGGCCGAGAACAAAAAGAACACCCAGGTGGTGATCGACGATTGGATGCTCGGCCCTGAAAACCCAAGCAACGAACCAACGGCCAACAAGGTCTACTGGGTTGCGCTTGGCAAGGCCATGCAGGTAGACGAGAAAGAGGCTCGTCGTCGTCGCTGCTCAAACTGCGAGTATTACGATAACAGCACCTACAAGCAGGCTTTGATGGAGCGCATCCCGCGCAACGATTGGGACACCGACGCTGGTTTCCGTGGATTCTGCCGTAAGTTCGATTTCATCTGCCACGACCTTCGTTCTTGCCAAGCTTGGGAAGAGCGCGACTTTGAGATGGATTGACAGGCCATGCAAATGTGGGACAATAACGGCACTGAGCTGTCCGAGCTGCCAGTGGCTCACCCTTCACAGGAGTGCCCCATGAGCAATGCTGCGGTTCAGGAAATTGAGAAGCAAGTGCCAGCAGAGCACCTGCCGATCTATCGCCTGGAGGCCGAACTGCTCAAGTTGCCCCAGGTTGAGATGGCCTCTACGCTCGCACCATGCACATCCCAGCTGGCACAGTCCTGACCGGCGCAGTGCACAAGGACGAGTCCTTCTTCGTTGTTCGCAAAGGCCACCTGATCGTCACTACTGACGACGGCTCGGCCAATATCGGCCCCGGCTTCATGAGCGTCACCAAACCCCACACCAAGCGTGCTGGCGTTGCGCTGACTGACGTTGAAGTGACCACGTTCCACGCGAACCCAACAAACGAGACTGACCCGAAGACCATCTGGGACATGTACACCGTCCCGGCACCGGCTTTGGCTTTGGAGGCCGTCCAACACCCGCACCTGGAGGGCGCAAAATGACTTTTGGATTATCTGGAGCCGCACTGGCTGGCGTTGCCGTTGGCGGCGCGACGCTGGTTTCTGGCTACATGCAAGGCGAGGCTGCCAAAGACGCAGCCGCGACACAGGCTGGCGCATCACAAGCCGGTATTGAAGAGCAGCGTCGCCAGTTTGACGTTGTGCAAAAACTGCTCGAGCCGTATGTCACCGGAGGCACCGAGGCATTCAAGCAGCAGCAAGCCCTTGTCGGCGTGCAAGGCCCAGAGGCACAGCGAGCCGCGATCTCGGCCATCGAGCAAGGCCCGGCATTTCAGGCTTTGACCGAACAAGGCGAAAACGCACTGCTGCAACGCGCATCTGCCACTGGCGGACTGCGTGGAGGCAACGTGCAGGCAGCCCTGGCCCAATTCAGGCCGCAAATTCTTAGCCAACTGATCGAGCAGCAATATGGCCAGCTCGGTGGACTGGCTAAGTTTGGCCAAGCATCGGCAGCAGGCACCGGCGCTGCGGCACAAGAGACTGGCAGCAACATTGCGTCACTTCTTGCAGCGCAGGGCGCGGCAACGGCTGGCGGCCAGATGGCTGCAGGTAAGGCCTTTGCGTCGATCCCGTCTGCCATCTCTGGCGGCCTTGGCATCTTCTCTGGCCTTGGAGGTAAATTCTGATGGCACTTCAACTACCAATGGCCCCAATCAATTACGGCATTGACGTGCCAGATCCGTCGCAGACATTCCTGCAGGCTTTCAAGACTGGCACAGCCATCACTGAAACACGCATGGCTCAGGAGCAGGCTCAGCGCCAAGCTGAACAGCAAAAGACCGTCATGCAGGCCTTTGAGCGTTTGCGCCAGCCTGGTGCAACGGCCAAGGACTACGCCGACCTGGCCATGATGCTGCCAGAAACGCAGGCCAAGGCCGTGCGCGAGAGTTTCAGCCTGATCAACGCTGACCAGCAGCAAAATGCCCTGCAGCGCTCTGGGCAGGTGTTCTCAGCCTTCAAGTCCGGCAAGCCTGACATTGCTGTGAACCTGCTCGACCAGCAGATCACGGCGCGACGCAACGGCGGCGACGAGGAAGGCGCAAAGTTCCTGGAGACATGGCGCGACGTGGCCAAGGAAAACCCAAAAGCAGCTGAGGATTACTTCGGTTTCACCATCTCGCAGATGCCAGGCGGTGACAAGGTCATCGAAAGCGCTGTCAAGCTGGAAGAAGACCGTCGCAAGCAGGAGCTGCAACCATTCACGCTTCGCAAAGCCACATCCGAGGCCATCATCAAAGAGGCCGAGGCCAAGTTTGCGCCCGACAAGTTTGGTGCAGAGTTGGGCCTCACGCAGGCTCAAATCGATGCCTCCAAGGCTGCCCGTCGTGCTTCTGATGCCGCGGCCGCAAAGTCCGGTGCAGATGCAAGACGCGCCCAGGCAGAAGCCGATCAGATCAGCTCCGGCATCATTCCTGCCGACAAGCGCCCAGAAGCTGAAACAAAGTTCCGCAGGGAATACAGCGACCAGACCAAAGGCTACCAAGAGGTCAAGTCTGCCTATGGCCGCGTGCTTTCCTCTGAGGACAACGCGGTTGGTGATCTGTCGCTGATCTTTGGCTACATGAAAATGCTCGACCCCGGTTCTGTTGTGCGCGAGGGCGAATTCGCCACAGCTCAAAACGCGGCCGGCGTGCCTGAGCGCATCCAAAACGTCTACAACAAGGTCATCAGCGGCGAGCGTCTTTCCGCATCACAGCGCAACGCCTTCAAAGGCCAAGCTGGCAAGCTGTACACGACAGCGCAGCAACAAGAAGCCCAGGTTCGCCAGGGCATCGAGCGCATCGCCAAGGGCTACGGCTTGAAGACAGAAAACATCTTCTACACGCCAACCGAGACGGCACCGACTGCGCCTGGCGCTTTACCTCCTGCCGCACCTGCCGCACCAGCTCCTGCCCCTGTGAGCGTTACAGCTCCAAATGGCCAAGTGCTTACATTCCCAAATCAGCAGGCGGCTGACGCCTTCAAGAAAGCAGCAGGGATTCGCTGATGGCAACCGATTACGCAGCACTCGCACGACAGTTCGGCGGCACGGCCACAAGCCCGGCTGCACCTGCACCTGCTCCGGCTGCCGCACCTGCCGCGGCTCCGGCCGTCGACTATGCGGCTATGGCCACGCAGTTCGGCGGCCAAGCTGAGCCTCAAAAAATGGGATTCTTCGAGTCCGTTGGCGAGATGGTCACTGGCGCACGACGCGCAACTCCTGAAACCCAGGCGCTGCCTGAGTGGACTGGTATGCCAGAATTGAATCAGTTGAGCGTGGCTTCTTTGAAGTCTGCCTTGGGCACCTTGGTTTCAAACCCACAGGAGACTGTGCAGATTTTGAAGGCCAACTTCCCAGGCATCGAGGCACGCCAAGACGCCAAGGGAAACTTCATCCTGAAATCGTCTGTTGACCAGAAGGAGTACGCCATCCCACCCGGTTTCTCGGTTGGCGACATTCCGCGTGCTTTGGGCGGCTTGCTGGCCTTCACCCCTGCTGGACGCGCCACAACGCTTCCTGGTGCTGTTGCTGCTGGTGCAGGCACCCAAGCCGTGATCGAGGCCACGCAGGCAGTAACTGGCGGCCGCTTTGATACTGGCGAAGTCGTCACCTCTGGCG